GGGTTTCTATGGTGATGGCACCAACCAAGAAAGTCTTGGGAGTTGGCTTCTGGCTGTACCAAGCGGTGGCAGCGGCATTGATTTCGCCAGTGGGGAAATCCGCGGAGACTTCCTTCAGGCTGTTGTAGGTGCGGACCGGATACTTCTCACCAACGGTGGGGATAAACTCTTTGCTCATGAAGAGCAACGGGCCAAACCCATCGGTGGCAACAGCATTCGGGGACACCGCAATGCTGACGTTAATCAGGTCGGAAATTGGAATAGACATTTACTTTCCTTCGACTTGGATGACTTGGTCGCCATCAATAAATACGCCACCCACAACAGCGCCAGACATGACACCAATTGGGGACAGCTCCTCTCGGAGAACGTTGAACTGCATTTGAACAGCTTGCCGAAACTCCCAGTTGGTTTCGAGCACAAGAGAAGCAAGGTTGAGCGGCTTCTTGTCCATGGCTGCAAACTTCTCTTGCTTGAGTACAGCCTGAACATCTGGGCGGTAGAACGAGTTGTCAAACTTGATGAACTCACTACCCTCCCGAGAGAACAGAATTTGGAATGTCAGTATCCGAATGCCACGGCTGCGGTACATTTCAACACCGCCAACGTCCACAATTTTGGACTCATCGAATCCTGGATTGGTACTGCTCACACACTTCACAGCGGCATACTCGCCAACTGGCCGTGGCGCACCCTCCTGCTGCATCTGGTAGGTGAAGCGGGGGATTCCAACGCAAACATCTATGATTCTTTTAATCGCTTGGATTTCGCTATCGTAAACGTCCATCACTTCTCCAGCTGCTTGGCAGCGATGACGACATAGAATCCGGCATCGGAGTAGTTGGAAACCGAAATCACTTTGTACTTGATGCCAGCAAATGTTATCAACGATTTCATCGGCATCTGGGTTCTGGAGTGTACCTGAATGAATGCTGGTTGCCGCTCACCTATTTCGGTGGCCTTCAACTGTTGTCCATTGGTTCCAGAATCTCGGTCGCCGTATGCGATTGGCGTGCAGCGAATCTGTTTAGGTGGGGAGTATGATTCCCCAACCCAGTTATTCTCGGTATCGTAGTACCCAGAAATATACAATTCTAAAGTGTGCTTTGCAGTCGTGTAGCGATTGAAAGCACGGCTTTGATTAATCATGTGACCTCTTAGGCCACACGCGGGCCAGCAAATGCCATCCGTCGCCAGCGCATGTACGCCTGACCATAGACAGTAGACATCAAGTCTGCTTCTTGGTATGGGATGGTTGAAATCATTCGGTCGCTGAATTCCACTTGGACGTCATCGACATCTGTCCGTGAAACCGGCAGCGCAGGCATTGGCGCATCGCCAGCAACAAGGTCGTCCACAGTAGACGACCAATGCGCTATCAATGCTGCTTGAGCTGGGTCATAGAAACCACACCACCGCGACTCGGCACTTCCCATAACAAGGACGGAATCCCCAGTGAGGATGTCGAACCGAGTCTGGGTCATTTCTGACATTGCTGGATAGCGTGAGACCAAATCGCTCAGTGAAATCATTTACGCCAACTTGTCGTAGAGAGCCAGCTTCGCATCTTCGGCCATACCTTTCGGGTCCAGCCCATTGGCAATCAGGGTGGCGTCGATGTCCGCCATGGTTGCTTTCGGGCGTTCCACGATGGTGAACTCGCCGGCCTTGATGGATTCCAGCAGCAGGTTTACAGTCTTGGTTTCACCAGTCTCGTAATACTCCTTAACCTGCACAGCCTTCTTGTCCATGGTGACGGGGACTTCGGATTCGATTTCCGAGACGACCTCCTTCATCACATTGACTTCGGTCTGGCTGGCGCACAGGGTTTTGAAGATGGCATCATCCAACTCGACGGTTGCGCCGCCGGGGATGTGTACCAACGCCAACTCTTGCGCTTTGGAGCCTTCCTTCTGGCGGTAGTAGAAGAACTGGGCATTGCGGGTCTGGTTGTTCTTAATTTGCATCTTGTTCTCTTTGAAGTTAGAGGCGGCATTGCTGCCGCCCAAGTGCTATCAGATACCGGAGTTGATGGAGAGCGCAGCCGGATACATGACTTGGAAACCAGCGAAGCGACCGCGACCAGGAATCTCGTAGACGAGACCGTGCAGTTGCACAGGTTGCCAAGTCAGCGGCAGCGGCTCCCGCAGACGGAAGGTGTTCATCCCGCCAGCCTTGCGGCAGACCACAATGAAGCAGTCGGCACCAGAAGCGCCGCGACCCTTGATTGCGTTCAGACCCTTGATTTTCTCGCGGGAGTTGATGAACTGGTTGTTCGCGATAAAGAACTGACCTATGGTCATGTCGCTTTGCGCGGAACGTGCAGTGTTGAAGATGTACTGCTCGTGCTCAACCGGCATCCAGATTTCTTCCGGACGCATGATTTTCATGGTGGAGCTGTACATGGCAGACACTGCGGTGGTCAGGTCGGCGATAACTTCGGTCGGTTGCTTCAGCGCCCACTTGGTGGGAGTACCGGCACCAGCACCAGCAGCAACGTTGGCTTTGGTGATGTCCGGATGGTCGAAGAACCCGACGAAACCGTTGGCCGCATCACCGTACCAAGCGGTAGAGTTCACGTACTGCTCGTAACCGCGAGTTGCGGCCATGGCCTTACGAGCTTCCAGCGGGAGGCCAGTTACGGAGGCAGCGGCAACTTCGTCGATGTCGTAGTCGTAGGCAGTGCCAACAGACTTGACGGTGATGGAGTATTCCTTGCCGGAGAGGCTGGACTTCGGCAGGTCGGTTGCTCGGGCGTTGATGACCTGAGCTTTGCCAACGTGGTTGTAGGAACGGTAGGTCAGGGTAGTTACGCCCGGGCCGCCGGTGGTATCCACACCGAAAGCTTCACGCGCTTCCAGTTCCGGATACAGGGTGTCATAGGTTTGAGCTTCGATGAACTCAAGCTGGCGCTGGAAGAACACAGCATTGTCATCGTTCAGAACGACGGTGCCGGCATCTTGAATTCGTACCAGCGCATCGTCCAGCTCAAATTCAGAGCCGTCGAGCAGTTTTACCATCTTAGGCATTCGGATTTCCTTAGGAAATTGTTACGACACAGGCTGTGGAAGTAATCTTCGTCGGTGTCGGAGTTGCGGAGTCGGTGACTTCGCAGGTATAGGTTGCAGCATCCCCCGCCGCAGCGGTTGCAGTGACACTAATGCTGGCAGTTGTTTTACCAGCAATGACAGTGCCACTCTTTTTCCAGACATAGGAAAGAGTTCCGACACCACCAGTTGCCACCACAGCCAAATCCAAAGGCACACCAGTCGCAACTGTCTTGGTTGTTGCCAAGTCAGTTGTGAAGACTAGCGCAGGAGCAGGGGCTACGGCTTTGGGCCAACGAGGATGACCATGACCGGGATTACGTCACCGGCCTTGGCCGGGAACCGCAGAGCCTTGACGTTGGTAGCTTTGGTGTAGCCAGCAGCCACGCCACCGAAACCGCCAGTTGCAGAGATACCGATGTTGGCATCGGTGATGGCGGTGACCAGCTTGACCATGACCGGGCCGTCCATCATGACAGCCAGCGGCTGACCTTTGGGAATCAGGACGGTGCCGTCACCGGGACGGGTCTTGGATTCCAGCTTGAGTTCACGCATGGTGATGCCGAGGATTTCGCCAACATTGTGGCCAACTTTGATGGTGTTGGAGGCAACACCTTGCTGAACGGCAACGCCGTATTCAGACATTTCGGCATCGACGCTGTAGGTCAGCCGTTGGGAGTTGGTAGTGGCCAGACCATACTGTTCGCCTGCGTAGGCTTCACCAGTGTTGATGGACCAAGTTTGTACGGGCATGTTGATACCTTACTTGTTGTAACGTTCTTTGCGACGCTGCAAAGCTTCATCGCGGGGGCTGGGCTTGCGTTCGACAACACCTTCTTTGGAGGTGTGCTGCATGGAAATGTTCAGGGCATCACTCAGGGTGACGCTTCCGGCATCTTCCAGTGCAACTTCGAATCGCGCTTCGATGTAGGCATCGCTCTTGCTGGACACATCAGCGTCCAGAAGTTTTGCTACAACAGTTCGGCGGATTTGCGAGTCGGTCTGGCCGGAGAAATCCATGTCAACATAGCCATCACCCAGACGGGCAATGTTGGTCAACATGTTCATGCGGCTTTCGACACGCTCTTCAACCATGGTCTGTATTTGTTCGTCGGTCAGACGTACAGACTCGGCATCAACCAGACGTTGCTCCAGCGTGACGGTCTTGTCCTTGAGCGCATCACGTTCAGCTTCGAGAGCTTCGTAAACGGTGCGGTCGACAATACCAATCTCTTCGCCGGAGTCGCCAATGCGGGTGGTTTGAGCACGGGCATTGCGGACAATTGCGAAGTGGTTTGCCTTGATAGAGACTTTGTCGAAGTCTGCTTCGCCATCTGTGCAAACTTCGAGTTCGCAGGTGGCACCGAGGCTCACTTGGTCGTAACCGGCATCAACGAGTTTGATGGTTGCACCATCGTTGATAACCACATGGCCAACCAAGTGAGTGCCGTCGGCAGAAGGCAGACCTTCGAGGAAACCCTTTTGGAGTTCCTTGTTGTTGCCGATGTCCACATCATCTTTGGGATGGTTGACGGTCAGCGGGATGGAGCGGCACGAGTCAATCGTGGCTTGGTCAAACAACACTTCGGGACGGGTGCGGACGCGGCACACCTTCTCAGGCAGAAGGTGTGCGGCAATAGCGCCCAACTCTTTGGCTTTGTACAGCATAATGCCGCAACGAGCCAGAGTTACCGGAGCAATCATTTCACCAGAATCACGAAGGATACGCGCAGACGGAATGGTCATGCGGTCGTGCAACAGTATTACGCTGTTGCTGACCGAAGCCTCATCATTGAGTTGTACCTTATGACTTGGAATCACTTGGACTACCTTGTGTTGGTGGATTCTTTGGAGGTGCACCGATGGCACACTCTCCGAATATTCTGGAATGGGCAACAATACTGTTGGCAGCTTCACGTGTGATAGTGCCATTGGCGACCAGAAGGTCTAATGCTGTTGCAACATTCACAGCACGTTCCGCCCTCTCCACATTGGATTCGGGGAAGATGTCACACCATTCATAGGTGTACTCCTCGATACCAAAGTGCGCTTGGACAATTGCATCTATGACACACAAACGTGGTTCAAAGATGGTAGTCTGCAAGCCTGTCAGCAAGTCGATATAGTTGACAAGGTCAGATTCGCCCGTCGCGTTCATACCGTCTGGAGATGCAGAAAGGAAACGTGTTGCCGGAATACCAACTGCCGCTGCGACAATCTTGAGGTATTCCCAGATTAAATCTTTTACGCCGGATAGCGCAATCGACTTGGTATCGTACTTCTCAGCTTCATCAAGTATGAGAACATTATAAATGCTCTTCGCCAACTTCATGAGCCGGAACCGCTTCAGGACCGCCTGCTCACCTTCCGGGCTCGTACAAAGCGATTGCAAACCAGCTACAGTAACAACGTCAATAGTTGCTTCCTGTGCCAAGTTCGCCGCTGCCGCAGCCGTGGTGTAGAATTGGTCAATGGTTTTCATCAGTGGTATCAACACCGAATCTGAATACCACATGTTTCTCTGGAACTCGAACAACGGAAGTTCGGTGCCTTCGAAACGCAGAAACCGCGAATGGTGAATCATCCCGCTGTAGCCTGACAGGGTGTAGAACTCTGGCAAACCGTAGTGAGGACTCAGCGCATCCAGTACCATAGTACCAGCCGCATACATTCGAGAGCGGTCAACAACTCTCAGGGATTTGATACATCCCTTCTTCAAGTTGTCAAGACGCAGTGGGGTGTCGAGCTTGCCAGTACCTTTGATATCCAGCAGCACAAACGAAGTCCCATAGAGTCGAGCCCATTGATATGCCTCACGGAACAGGTGACGGATACGAAGTTTCTTATCCGCCAGCCGACCCTCTTCGGAGTCAATGTGCCGCCACTTTCGAGTCATGTCTTGAGGAATAACGGTGCAAACTTTCTGACTCACCCAGTCCTCACGGAAGCGGTTCATCAGTTGACGGTAGTCAGCATTTTTGTTGGAGAAAGTCCAACGGTTATGCTCCGCCTTATCCTTTTCACCACCAAGTCCGGATACTATATTCTCCAGACCATCCGCAAGCTTAGTCTTTCGGAAAGCGTTAGACTTTCCAACGTGCGAGTCTTGTTTGGGATTCACTTACTTTCTCCCGAGGATTGCACCATTACTTTTGACAATGCGAACACTGTCGGAAGCTTCGATGCGAAGATTTGCCTCATGGCGAAACCTTTCCGCATCCAAGTTGCCTTTGCAAGGCGCTGCCTCGATAGTGCAGAGGATGTTACCCAACAGGTCTTGCACCTGAATGGATTGGTTCTTCTGCGAACGGGCATCAATACGAGTGATTACAGCCATGTCATACCCATGATGTGTAGTTGGCACTTAGGCCAGAGAACTCTATTGCAACCAAGTCTGATACGTTGTCCACACAATCATCGTGACCAGTGCCAGAACCCAACGAGGTGAAAGCAAGAATTTCCCGCTTAATGTGCTCAGTGTGCTCATGGTTGGCTGGATACAGAATCTTCCCTTGTGAGAAGAACGGCACCGCGTTCAAGAATCGTGTAACCTTATTCCCTCCGGACTTGTCTCGGGGAACTGGCAGCAACCGCATCTGTCCCTTTGCAGCAAATCGCTGGTTGAGGAACTGCCCAGAAGCCTTGTCTTCCAAGTACAGTGCACGAGGAATACAGTTGGGCGAGTTGATGTCAAACTTGTTGCACTTCTTCCAGAAGTCGAGGATTTGTTTCTCCAACTCCGGCACTTCAAACTTGCCCAGCATTATGTCGAGGCAGTAGGCATCACGTTCTTTCGTGATTCCCCAGTGCTTCAATACTGAATAGTCTGAGTATTCCTTTTCTGTCGATGCGGTATCGGCTGTAATAAACGAACGAATTACGCGACGACGGTCGAACGATGAAGGGTCGTATTCCTTCCACCATTCTTCCTTTACAAGGCCATGGCCCATTGCCGACGGTTCGCCAGCATACTGTGAGTTGTACGTGTATGGGTTTGCATCACGCATTGCTTTCAGCGAGGTTAAACTTTTACGCGACGACCACAGTGCAGACTCTTCTTCTTCTCGACCGAGGTCGTACAAGATTGGTATTGCATGGGTGAAGGCTTGCTTCTTTATGAGCTTGTCGTAGTAACCGGCAGAGCCAGTTTCCTTCGTGACAATCCCCGGGATGTTCAGGTAGTGATACTTGTCGGAGGAATTTCCTCGGAGCAGGTAACCAACCAAGTCTGCGTCGTGAACCCGCTGCATGATGATGACCATGGGGGTGCGAGCACACTTGACCTTCTTTCCCTTGACCGTGATTTCACCATCGTTCGCCAAGCGAGACATGAAAGTGTTATCATATCGGTCATTGATTTCTGTTCGTACTGGGTCGGAGTACGCATCCTTCGGCTTGATGACGTCATCAACGACGAACAAACCAGAATACTTATCCGACAACAGTCCGGCACCCTTACCAGTGAGTTTGCCACCAGTTGGGACAGAGTGCATAACGCCTGACTTGGTTGTACCCCAACGTTCCAAACTCCGCTTGTTCGGGTCCAACTTAATGTTGGGGAAGATGCGTTGGAACAGTGGGTCAGACAGGACATCACGGATGTAGCCGCTCGACTCAAACACAACGTCTTCGGCATAGGAAGTAATGATGTTGTGGCTCGATGCGTTATGGCAGAAGGAATACAACGGCAACGCAATCGACATGATTTGAGTCTTGGAATGGCGCGGCGGAATGCAGACAACAAGCCTGTCAATCTCACCATCAACAACACGTTGAGCTGTGTCGAAGATTACGTCGTGGAAATCTTGAGTTTGAAACTCACAGGACATCTGCAAGTAGAAAGACCACTTTGCAAATACCTTGAAGCTGCTCACCAGAATCTCGCGCACTGCCGTTGCAACCTTTGCAGGGATGGCAGTTACGTCCACATCAAGTGGGGAATACAGAATCTGGTCTATGAGCTCTTGGGTGTTATCGAACTCACCCGTAGGCTCCTCAATGGTGGAACCCGCAATGCGCTCCGTTCTACCTTCCTTGATTGTCTTTTCAATCTCAGATGCGAACGAAGTTGAATCCTTGGAGTCGGCTGCTCGGAATCTCTCCAGCTGCGCCACCAACACTGAACGAAGAACTGCGTCCTTTTCCAGCCCCTGACCTTCAATCTCGGCACGAATGTTTTCTTCATACGTGTCGACTATGTCTGGGATGTTGGCAATATACTTACGCAGCAATGGCAAAGAGAGTATGCAGAAGCGTTCACGGGAAACTTTCAGCAGGTTGCCATAGTGCTTCGTCAGATAGAATGCAACCGAATCGTTAAACTCCGGACCTAGGTCCTCTGTGGCCTTTGACATTGATGCGTCCTCTTTTCAATTCCTATTCTACTAATGTCGGACGAATAGCAGAAGTCACCCGAATAATAGCCGATATTTCCGCATCCACCTTCTTATCGAGGCGAGACACTTGCATGAAGCCATCACACACAGGACAGTGCTGCATGATGAAATCATCTTCTGCAACTTCCGACCCACATTCGTGGCACTTGATGGTACGCATAAGCGAGTCCTATTAAATAAAAGGAGGTCATTATTAACCTCCCTTCCCAAATAATAGCGTCACGCTCAGTATTTAATGTCGCTCCAGTGCTTCTTCTCGAAGAACTTTTCGAGTTGAATCTGGTTGGAACCAATCGCCACAACAATTTTGAAGGGCAGAATCAGCGGCTTTACAGCTGCCATCAAATCTTCGCGGCCACGTTTGATACGCTCAGCATTCTTCTGTGCATTCTCGCCAGACGGCAACATGAACACAAGAACATCGGCACCAGTCTGATTGCGAGCATCGAGTGCTCGGGTCAGATAAGTGCCGCCACCAGTCGAGGTGACTTTGGTGGGGAGGTAACAAAAGTTGACGCCAACTTTATTCTTTACTACAGGGTGCAGAGCTTTCGACATGAATGGAATTCCACTTGGTTTCAGTTTTGGTTGTTTCAACCCTTGCACCACGGAAGATTTCGTAGACGTTGTCCCAGTCAATTCCCCAGCTGTACTCGCGGCTGGTGTAAACCAACCAGTCACCAACCAAGTCCTCGGCAGGAATGTCCACACCTGCGTATTCCACAGCACCTTCCGCAGTTTCAAGGTCGATAGTTGCCTGCAAAGTTACATTGCAGGCAGAGTGCTTGGAATACTCTTCTTCAACTGTCTCGCAGTCGTCGAACAGGTACTTCACAAGCTTGGCAAAGTGCGGAGTCTGGTCCCGAACCAACTTGGTGATGTTGTACTTCGCAACAGGACTGGTCGGCACATTAGGGAACAGCTCTTGCAATTCGGCCTTAAACTCCTCAGCCATGCTGTTCTCTTCCGAGTTCAGGTGGGACATGAGGGCATCAAACTTATCTACGATAGACATGGATTCTCCAGATTGTCTTATACTGCGCCGGTCGAGCCGATGCCGCCTTCACCACGTTGGGTGACGGTGAGTTCACCGACCTCTACGAACTCGTGTTGGATTGCTTCGCTGACCTGCACCTGACAGATGCGCTCATGGCGTTCAATCATGACTACTTCGCTGGAGTCGTTGTGCAACTTGACCAGCAACTCCCCACGATAGTCGGAGTCGAGGATGCCGGTGCAGTTGGCCAGGCGGATACCTTTGTTGAAACCATGGCCCGAGCGGGAGTGGACCTTCAACTCGAAGCCAGCAGGCACTTCAAACTTGAGGCCAGTGCCGAAGGCAACGGATGAACCCGGAGCAATCAGGCAGTCACCTTCGTACCAACTGCCATCGACACCCTTCCACTTGAGGCTGTGAACATCGGCAGCAGCGGCACCTTCGGAGGCATAACGCGGCAGACGGGCATGCTCAGCCATGCGGGTGACTTTGACAGTTTGCTTCTTCTTACAACACATCAGGAAATTCCTTATCGAGGATTTCCACAATCTTGTTCAGGCCAAGATGTGGTTCACCGTCAACTAAATCCACATCGTATGAGTGGAGTATTTTGGTATCTGGGAGTCGGACGTAAGAGCGAGAATCTCCCTCGAAATTAAAACCAACTCGATGCAGACGAGCATAGACAAGCAAATCGAACTCAGGTTCGGTTGCAACAACTTCATCTGCAAAACCGCCATCGGGATAAACGACAGCAAAAGAGCCACCCAGACGCCCCGACAGTTGTCGCAGACCATCTGCTTCAACCTTGCCGAAATAATCACTGCCAAAGCGAGGTTTGTAGATTTCCTCACTGACATGAATAAGCGCCTGCCGAGGTGTGCGACCCCCGAGCCCTGCCAAAGACTTTGAATCTTTGAGCTCACGGTCGCTGGCGTAGTGGATAAACTTCTCCAAATCGACGCCAAAGTGCCGAGCGGTATGTTCATAGAGTGCGTCCTTGAATTGACGTTTTTGGAACTTGGTCATGGTGAAGGAACTGACCAACAAGTTGGCCAGCGTATCCTTCCCGCAACCCGGAGGTCCATTGAGGATGATACCGAGTTTCATTAGTCGAAGCTCTCTTCTGATTTGTCGGTGCGCAACCGAACCAAACTGGGGAACCGCAGCTTGCCAGCCGAGGTCTTTTCGCGGTAACGAACTTGCATCACCTTGCCGATGAGTTCGCCACGATGTTCCCACAACCACTTGCGGATGTTGTAGTCACCCTCAATGTTGTGGTCTTTCAGGCAGTCAAACACCATGGAGCCAGCTGAGCCGTGTTTGGATGCGAGCGAGCCGCAGATTCCAACATTCTTGCCCTTGCCTTCCTTCATGCCGGTAATCTTGACGTCAGCGTACTTGTAAGGTACAATCTTCCACCAAAGGGTTTCACCCCTTTTGTTTACCTGACGGACGATTACGCCCTCATGACCAAGCTCCAATTGCTTCAACATCAGTGCATGAAGATTCTCATTGCTTGGATTCTTGCACCAGCCGATGTAAAGGCGCTTGTCGATGTTGCCATCCGTAAGCTCGTACACGTTTTCCTGTGCTAACGGGACGGTTGGCGCATCGTTGCTGCCAAGGATTGAGGAGGTTTCGTTCCATGAGCCACGGAAGATTTCCGCATCTTGGAAGTTCAGGTGGTCGAGGTGAGGCAACGGCTTGGAGTTGCGGGACCAAACTTTACCGGCCTGATTGCGAATGGCACGGATGCCGTCAATCTTGATGTACAGCTTACAGTGGCCCTTAATCAAACAATCGGGGTCTTCCCAATCGTGAGCATGGGCCTTGGTGTATGAGGTTCCATCATCGAGTTGCTTGATAGTCATTGAGGTTCTCTCGCCTTCAAATACTCTCGGACAGCATTCTTGCGGCCGATTTTGGTTTTCGGAATTGGCTCAATGCCAGCCAGCTTGCACTTGGCAATTTGTTCGGCATCTCCCAACTTGTAAAACTTGATGCACTTCTTCTCGATTATTGCATCACGCCTTGTCACACCGTATCGCTCCATGTAGGTAACGACACCGTGACACTCTTTACACAGCAGCTCCAAGTCCTCTGGCTGAACCAGCAGCAGGTTTTCTGTGAAGCGGTGCAGGTCTTCCAGCTTGAGGAGTCCACCGACTTGCCTCTTGTGGTTGACCTCAATTTCTTTCAGCTTGAACATCTTCTTGCAGTGGTAGCACTGGCAATGATAAACAGGCCGCTTGCTGGTACCAATCTTCATAGCAAACTGCCGACTTTGAATCAGGGTCAGCTTGCTTGGGTGTTTGGACCAGATACTTCTGAACGCCGATTGAAGCCAAGCGACGAACTTGGCTTCTGTTCCACAATAGCCGTAGGCCATCTTAACTCCAACTAACGTTGAAGATACTCTGCATGTGAAACCACTCGTTTCTCTTTGAGGTCGTAACGGTCGGTTGTCTTGCCGTCGAAATGCCACAACCGGACCAAATGCCCGTCGTCAACCATGTGGGCCATGTACATGAGCCGACCAGCCTTGAGCAAAGCTTTTTGCCAACCGTCTGCGAAGTGCAACACATACTGGCGCTTGACCATTTCCAAACCTTGCGCGTAGCTGGTACAGTCTTTCAGCGTTTCATACGCCTCAATTGCCCCAACACCTTCACGTTTGGAATAGCTTTGGCCAGCTTTGGCACCAGACTTGTACATTGCCTGAACTTGTTTTCCGCAACCGATGACACCATCAGTGGAGTCCCCGGTGAGCAGTTGCCAGAGGAAGAACTTCGGACCATGGCCCTTGACCTCTTTCTTCTGGGATTTGCCACTAGGCTTGACGATAACCTTGAGTTCACCAAAGTCTTCTACCGGAATGATTTTCTCACCGATACCTTGGCTCTCACGCTCCCACTGGTAGTGCTTGATGACCGGACCTTTGCCACCGATGCGACCGACTTGACGGAGGTCTTTGTCCAACGACACGATGTAAACTTCGTCGTAGGTGTTGGGGCCAACGTAAATCATTTCTTTGATTTGATTGCGCTTCCCCATGACCAACTCGTATTCGTGGCGGGCCAACATTGCCATGAGGTCGTCTGCTTCCAGACCCTCTTTTGCAATACCGTTCCAAGCCACCAACAAGTGCGCCTTGGCGTTCTTGAGGTTGTGGGGACGCCACACACCTTCGCGGTTCGCTTTGTAGTCGTCGGTGATAGCATCACGCATGTTCTCAGAACCCGACATGGTGGTGAAGTAATCTGTCGCACCCAACCTGTCCAAGATGAACTTCATCTTCGAGTCCATGGACATTTGGATTTTCGCGAAGTTCACATCCTCCAACTCCTTGCCATACTCTTCAGCAGCGGCATGAGAGAATGCAACCATGTCACCGTCAACCAAGACGAGGACACGCTTTTTATTAGCCATTGTTTCTCCAAAACTTAGTTTGTAACACTCTCCCAATGAAAGTATTCCAAATTAAATTCAAGAGGACGCCCCGAAGGGCGCCTTCCTGTTTTCGATTAGAACGGGTCGTTAGGCTGTTGGCCTTCGGCGTTCTGTGCTTCGCGAGCAGCCCGAGCTTCTGCCTGTGCGGCCAGCTCAGCTTGCATCGCTGCATCGACCTGCTCTTCAGTTGCCTGATTCGGAGCAGCTTTCGGTTCGGGAGCACCGCCCAGCAGTTGATGGAGCTTGGAGCCAACGAAGTCGATACCCTTGGTGATGCGATTCTTCACAGCCCAGTCGGAGTCCCCGCCCGGCAGTTTGTTGAACACTTCGAGGTCCGGCTCACCCATGTCGAAGTAGACGGTCGGATTGATGAGCGGACGCGCATCTTTCTGGTCTTTCTTCTTCATCGGGGAGAAGGTCGCAACCTTGTTGTCTACCTTGCCAGCGTTCTTGCCGGAGGACTTGGTGTATTGCACCAGACCAACAACCAGCGGCTCACCGAGCAGGTCTTTCAGGGCCTTGGCTTCGTGGCCCACGATACCCTGTTCGAGGTTCGGAGCAACTTGCAGGGCATCCACAGCCTTCATGAACTTGTAGATGTGAGAGTTGTCACCCATGAAGCCGTCGGTGTTGTAAGTGAACTCGAAGTCGAACCAGCGCGGCTTGTCTTCGATGTTCTTGGCCATCATGACGCCTGCGTCTTCATCAGGGTCTTGGACCATGATGATTTTGCCTTCGCCATCGACCTCTTTCATGTACTCTTCCAGCAACTCGAAAGTCACCAGCATCTTGAACACCGGCTGCGGGTATTTCACAGAGCCCGGCTGTTTGCCGAGGTCAACGATACGAACTACGCGGGCGGGATAACCACCTGCTTCCAGCAGAGGTGCTGCGGACGGAATCTTGTTGGAAGCTTGAGTTGGGGCGTTAAACAGTGCCATAATTGAAACCTTATTATGCAGTTAGAAAAAAAAAATAATTAGCTAAGGGCCCAATGGTGAGCCCAAAACCAACTAATGTTTAGTGAGTATCAGATGCCATGTCCACATCCAGCATGAGTTGTTGGATTCCCTCAAAATCCAAAGCACTGGTGATGTTGTTCAGCAGGGCTTCGAAAGTCTTGTTGTCGCGGAAATCCAGTTCGTCCTTGTTCTCTTGCAGATACTTGCAGAGGTCGTGGCGCAGGGTTTCCTCGGTGCATGGAACGAAGTGGAATTTATCCGACATCTTATCGAACAGAACTATTTCCATTAGTGAATCTCTGAGTAGTTGTCGCCGAACTGCACATCGCATGCGCAGTCACGATTGAGCTTGAGCTCTTTGTTGGTGCGAGCCATCGCTTCATGCAGAACACCTTCCCACAGTTCGCGATTACCTTTGCGAACTTGCAGAATAAGTTCATCATGGAATTGACCGGACAGTTTCGGGTCACGGCCCCAACGCTCATTACAGATTGCAATGATGTTGTTGCACCAGATGTCGAACACATACGCACCAGTGCCTTGGCACAAAGTTGAGAAACGGTCTTTCTCGGTGCGCAGGGAATACCAGAACTTGTTCACCGGATTCTGCTGCCACATCTGGCCATCGACTGTGATGACTTTCGTATTCGCAGAAATCTCTTTGATGGACCAGTTCAAATCCCAGTATGCTTTGTGCAGTCGGGCACCTGTTGCTTGGTCACACTTCGCAGTGCGAGCAACTGTTGCAACACCGGCACCATATTGACCACTTATATTCAACCAAGTTCGTTAGGCTTGGTCCGCTTTCGCAGCTGCATGTCGCCATGCAGAGTAGACTATATCACCACCTTTCGGTGCTCCCCGTTTCGAACCACTTGGCCCTACTCCTTTCGGATAGTCGTTACACGTTCAAGAAATGTTCAAAACATTCGTGCTCTATTTGGTGGCAACGCTTGCAAAGCAGTTCGAGATTAATCCTCTCGTTGTTGCTTCTGTTGTGGTCTCGGTGGTGTATCACACGTTCGAAACTACCCACAGTTTGCAAGTCTTTGTTGCACCTCTCACAGCACTTAAGTTCGGCAAGCATTTCAACTCTTGCTCGAACATATTCACCAGTCCCAGAGGAATAACATTTGCTGTCCTTCCCTTTGTGGTGTGAGTTATGGTTTCCAGTGCCGGCTCCGTAGTTTATGCCACGCTTCTTTGCATACTTAAAGTATGCCTTTTCACGAGCATCTTGTGCGGATGATTTTGCACATGTCGAACAACGCAGGCTCGCTGGACCTTTTGGTGTGAATTCTACACCACAAGCACATAACTTTGGTTTATATGTTCTTTTCATTTCAAGCTTCGCTCGGTATTGTCTCATAGAGAGTTCCACCGAATTAGAGGAGTTTTACATGCGCATCATTTTACGCATAGTTGGTGGACTTGAACATTGGACGGTCTTTGCACTTTGCAATCTTGTCCTTGTGGTCTTGACTCTGCTTCTCGGTGATGAAACCACCGATAACACCCAGCGCCAAGTGGGCGTCGTAGTCATCAGCAAGCTGCTTCTTCACGTACTCTGGGTCATAGTCCCACTGGTAGTGGTGCTTGCAGCGGTCTTCCAGCGAACACAGGTCAGAACCTAGTTGTTCGAAGTCTTCACTCTCCGCTTCCAACATGCCACGAAGCTCTTCCCCACCAAATACACGAATGGACGGCAGGTTTACCAACTCTCGGTGCTTGAGTCGCAGTGTGTTGGTGAGGCCACCGCAACGTGCTGTGAGGAAACCTTCATCGTCAACAGCTTTCATGAAGCCATTCGCAACTGTCAGTCGGTGTTTGTATACACCAAGGCCAATCAAATGTTCCACACCCTTGTCTGGGTGCAGCTCTGCAAGTTCGTGCAAACTCGGGCAGATGTCGGGGTTGCCGTCATCGTCCTTGATTGTGGTCTGCGGAATTTGGCGAGTCTCGCCAGTTTCTTTGTCGCGAACAAACTTGAAGGTTTGCGGAACCCAGCCGAGGCTGAACAGCCAATCTTTGATTTGTACGTGAGAACCTGCATTTGGAGCTTTGTACCCTTTGATGGTCTTGATTACCAAATCTGGGTCTTTCCAGTCCAAACCGTTTGCATCGCAAATCGCCTTCCACTTGAGGCCGGTTGCGGACAGGGTTCCATTTTTCTTGTGACACTTTGCTGGGCGATTCATGAGTTTGTACTCAGTGATTCGCGGCATGGATTCCTCCAGTGCCAGAACCTTTTCGTCAATCATCGGCGTAACTTTGTCGATGAAAGCTTGGCACTTGGTCTTATTCAGCTTCCAACGTGTGCGCTGTTGGATAACCTGTTGCCGTGCCTTGGTCATGAGGAAGGCAACGAATCGCTTCGCCTCTTCCGGTGACTTGTAAATCTTTAGCAGCTCCTGCCACTGATGGGCCCAGAGTCTGTACTGAATCTTGCAGTCTTCCATCACCCGATGGTTGTAGACTTCTTGAGGTTGGTTTTCCCATTCCTCAACTTCCGGCTTGTGTACACCGAACTCTTCCCCATAGTTAGCCAAGCCGTGCATCATTTGACGCGGACGAAGGTACCAACTTATGTACAGGGTGTCTATGCACGTGCACTTCGAAACGTCGTAGCCTAAGAAGGTCAGGGCCTCGAAGTCAAAGGTGTAGCCGTTGTGCATTATGAGCGTCGGACCAGTGTCCAGAAATGCTTGAATGCGGGCTCTGTCTGTCCACTCGATGCAAACTTCCTCACCTGTTTTTACATCAATATACCCGATGTTGTGCAGGTGCGGGTTTTCTTGCCGCTTCATATCTTCGAGCAGGCCAGTTGCTTCAATGTCACTGGCGAACATGTTGTTCCATGGGTACATTTCTATATCCTATTGAGAATGGCAAACTCACCATGCAGTTCTGTTGCCTTGCGGTTGTACGCAATTGCAGCATCTTTTGCACTGCTAAAAGTACCTAAGTGGATGCGGCGTTTTCCTGCCCGTATCTTTGCTGTAAACACACCAGTTGCAGATACGGCGACACCCCGATACCCAGACTTACCAATTGCCTTTGGCACATTGCAATTGTTTGTCCTATTGTCGGCGGCCCTCAGGTTGCTCGGGGAGTTGTTCAGGCCGTTTCTATCCTTATGGTCAATTTGACTTGGCAGGTATCCGTAGTGCATCCCAAATATAACAGTATGCACATACTCAAAACCCTTACCCACACGGACGTTTAGGTACTTCTTATCTCTTCCACAAGGGCTTCCCGTCTGCTTTGACATCCCAGACTTGAATTTTCGGAATAGTGTGCCGTTGGAGTTGTATGTAAACAAGCTCCGCCACAAACGTATCCTTTCTTCATCGGACATTTGAACTCCATCCATCTTAAAGCGGCCCGGGGGCCGCAGTTGTTACTTCTTGGCGAACTGGACAATCTCTTTAGTTTCAAACAAAGAGTCATCCCAATGCTGCTGGACGATGCGGCCAGAGTCATTGTTGTAATACGTTTTGAAACCGTCGGTCTTACCGCTCTTGCGAGCTTTGATACCACGGATGATGGAGCAGTTCGGGTCAACGGCTTGGCTGTTGCGCTCAAAGCCAATCATGAAGTGCGAGTATTTCGACGCAGCCCGAGAGCCGGTGAAGTCACCCTTCTTGATTCGACCACCATCTTCATGTGGCCTCTGGCCTTTCGCAACTGGGTTGAGGTGAGACAAGTCCAGAATTTGGAATTGGTATTGCTCAGACAACTTGACTTGGTCTGCATAGAGCTTCCCAAGGAAGTCGTTCTTCTCGGATGCTGAGATACCTTCAGACAAAATGGTCAGGTTATCCATCACGAACATGTCAATGTCCGGACCAATCTGACGCAAGATTGTCTTCATACCCTCCCAAGTTTCGTAAGGGTCTTCGCCTTGCTGTTTGCGGTCCCAGATTTCGATGTTGCGCAGCAGCTCTTGGCAAGTTGCCTTGAACTTTGCTTCATCGAATCGCGGGTCTTGTCTGCAACCCGGCTCCCAATATGGAAGTCCGTCACGCAGACCGGCCATTCGCAACAGGGTCTCTTGAGGCGTCTCTTCCATGAATGCTGTGAAGATGCCCCAGTCGTGCTCAATGATGTTGTGCTCGGCCATCTGTCTGGCAAGTGTGGTTTTACCACCACCCTCAGAACCACCGAGGGTAATGATTTCACCACGACGTTGACCAAACAACATGTCGGTTAGCTTCGGCCATGGGGTCGAAACACCAGCTACGATTTCTTCATCCAGCTCCAGCATCAGCAAATTCTTATCAACCAATGCAGTGGGAAGTGGACGGGCGGCACGGAAGATTACAGCGTCACGAGCTGCTTTCAGCATCCCACGTTTGAGGCAATCATTTGCATCATTCGCAGGGAGCATTGCAATCATGGCGCCTGGAAGCAGACGGCAAGCCTCTTTGGCAGCTTTCTTGCCCGGCTCGTCGTTGTCAAAGACGATAACAACCTGTTCCCAACGCTGCTTGATTTCTCCAGCAACACCAGCCAAACTCTTGTGGACTGAGTCTGAACCATCTGTGAGGGAAATGACCGCAAAGTCTAAGTCCTCATATTGGGTCCCTCTGTTACAAGACCGCAGGATTTGTCGGAGTGCTATGCAATCCTCTTCGCCTTCGGTAATGTACAGAGTCTTGCCACCAATTTGCTTGGCCTTTTCCCAGTTGTACGGGTCGTTGTTCTGAGTGTCCCCGACCGACCAGATGATTTTCTTGTTTAGAAGTTTTATCTTCCAACGAACAAGTGTACCACCACGCGTGAATCCGTGGGCCAATGCGTTTGGAGTGGTTCCGTCAAACTCAGACAGGAGCAAACGCACACGGGCTTCGCTCCAGTATTCTGGCTCTATGCTGCGGTGGTCAAGGTTGAAGACTGCGCAGCTAGATATTTCATCAAGCTCTTCCTTGATTTCTTCCGGCGTCTTGACATGTACTTCGTCGGGGTCAGGTGGATTGTTTCCATAAGGATTCGGGACGACGACACTGCAAGCAAAGCAATATCCGCTGTAGAAGCGCTTTCCATCCTCCTCATTTATCCACACTTGCAGTGACTTCCCACTGGTGGACTTACAGGTGGGACTGTCGTGCTTTATCTTCGCAACACATTGTTTTACTTGCATGCTTGGGCCTTGTTACTGGTTCGTCAGTGCTGCCCAGCTAATTGGGAACAGCGCAGACATGATTTTGTTGACCTCTTCTGCGAACAGATTTGCCTCATACTGGGCGTGTTCGGACGAGCGTTGGTTGTAGAGGTTGGCCCAGCCAAACAGTGAGCCAGTCCAAATCCACTGGGTTTGCATACCCTGCGGAAGAACCATGCGCGCCTGTTCTGGGGCAACACCAGCACCAATTAATGCCAGATAGTCGTCCACCGAGTTCGAGTACGACTGCTTGATTTCTGCAATCGCCCACTGAGTCAACTCGGCAGAGGCTGGGACTGCGCTATCCTTCATGAGTGATTTCGGACGAGCCAAAATAACATCGGGGATATAGCAGGTGACTTCAACGGCATCGCCATCTTTATAGCGACGTGAAATCTCATTCCAGTCAAATCCAACTTGATGTTTGCCAACCTGACGAGCCAGAAAGATTGGGGAATCGCAGCGAATTTGTACCTTGGGATGACGCATGGGAGTTATGTGGTTGTGCTCCGCCAAGAATTTCAGCAGGGCTGCATCGCGCTCGGAGAACTCCTTGGATTCAGCGGCGTATGAAACTCTTGCCGCATTCACAACAGTGAGGTCCGTCCCCATGAAATCCACGAGTTCGCACTTAATAAATTTATTCATTGAGTAACTCCACCTTCTTCTTCATGTAGGCTGAATGCGCCTCTTCTGGCGTGTCAAACAGACCTAGGTGTAAATCCTTGCCGCACACAGATATGCTGGCGCGATATGCAACAGTACCAGACTTTCTCTTGTGCACCTTAACGCCTTGCAGGCCAGTCAATTTGTTTGACTTGCGTGCACCAAACTGGTTGTGGCAATTTTGTGAGGTATTGACCTCGCGAAGATTACCTATGGCGTTGTTCTTCTTATTGCGGTCTTTGTGGTCCAGTTGCTGTGTCGGCCATTTGCCGCGACAGAAGTACCAAGCCAGCACATGTGCTTTGACGGCCTTGCCCAAGTATCTTATCGTAGTATACTTTGAGTTTACGCCACCAAGCTCTTGCCCACACCTTGTGAACACACCACTCACAACATTGTATTCTAGATTGTCCCGAAGTATTTTGGGGATGACTACCTCAGACATTGAACTTCTCCTTAACTTTCTTGAACAACCTGACGCGGTTTTACTTGGACTTTACGCGACTGATTATTTACTTAATATTGTTTCCCGCACAAGCCAAGCTGTCCAAGAAAGTTAATGGTCGAATCGCCCACGTGACCAGCGTGTATATTAGGGAGCACCGGGACTTTCAACCCGCTATCCGAAGATAGTACCATAGGCTTGCATATTTCATTGCGTTGGGGATACGGATTTCTCCGAACCAAATACAGGAGGTAATATAGGCTGCCACAAACTAACAAAAGCACTCCTAACAACGCAAATCTCACCACCGTTGAAGCGACTGTGCGACTAATAACAACGTCTCAAACAAATTGAGTATGCCAGAGTGAGTGTTGCATTTTGCAGATGCAGAACTGTTTCCGTAAGAAACTGGACGGTTTTACAGACCGAAAACTGTGCACCATTAACGCCGTGCAAGGCCAGAATTCAAGATACACTACTATCTTGTTTCCCTGAGACCGGGATAGTTGAGCCTCAGAAACTGTTGGGATACTCCCGTAATTCGGTGCAGACCTGTGGAATCGAACCACACACCCAAGTGACACACGCAAGAACATGGGTGGACCTGGCGGCCCGCATAGTTGGGGGCAGTTTATAGACATGCCCGGGTCCCATTTTAGCGTGTTTGTTCACGGAGCACTATTCTCAAGCATCGGCAAAGTTTCTTTGGTCTGACCGAGTTACCGCAACTGTTTAAGTGTCTGTTCACTACCTGAGAAGCCATCAGGTTAAACCTGCCTCGTTATTTATAGTCGCGCGCTGTCCTCGACTTTGCCGTGAAACTCACTCACGGTGGCGAACTTAGCTTTTGTTTAAGCGACCTAAGTGCCGCCTCGCTCTGGGATGTTTAACG